CTGGGCTGAAGCTGAAGGCGCAAACGCTGAGACCAACGCCGCCGCCATCGCGGGCGAGTGGGCGAACATGGCCGACGCTGACAAGGTGCGCATGATGACCGCTTGCATCCGCAAGGCGGCAAAGAATGAGATCGGCTATTCTACCGAAGACCATTACCTGCAGTTCTCTGAAGTGCCCGCGTTCGGTTGCTTCCGTGCCCATGATTTTGATGAGTTCGTATCCGAGACTTGTATCCGGGTTTTTGACAAGCTGGCCGACCTTGACAAGCTGGCCGCAACAAATGAACGGCGGGCCGCTCAGGGTAAGCGCCCGATGCGCCTGGTGTCCGTCGTTTACAATGCGGCGCGGGCTTCCATTGCGGCGGTGTACTACGCCGACAGCAAACACGGTGCGGCGTATGACTGGGAAATCAATGACGGCGAGGGCAACGCGGCGAGCTTCCTTGAAACCTGCTGCGGTGATGCTACGGTGAACACCGAAACAAGCGCCATCATCCGGGCCGACCTTGACAGCTTCCGCGCTGGGCTGGATGAGATCGGGCGGCAGATTCTCGAAATGGTAGCCGCGCACAAGACA